AGTATTTTCACCAACAGCTCTGACCATTTGTAAAGGAACATATGGACAGTAGAAAAGACCTGCATCATAAGGATTGCTTCCTCTGTAACCAACTGTCATGTAATCAACACCAGCATATGGGTCGATGTACACTTTAACTCTACCGTTAAGAACACCAGCAAATGTATTGCCTGTGTCATCAACATTCAAGTTAGTTGATAAAGCTGGAGCGTAGTCTAATACGCCAGCCATTGAAAGAGCAGATGCTACATCTGAAGAACAAAGGATAAAGTTACCTTTACCTCTTCTTGTTTCTTTAGCGATGATGTTGCTTTCTCTTTCGATTTGGAAAAGCATTCCTTTGAATTTCTCAACAGACCAACGACCATTTGCATCAACATCTAAGTTGAATGTGCCTGGTGTTGAAGTTCCTGAAGCACCTGTTTTTGCTTGTAGGTTAACTTCTCTAACTACTTCTCTGTTGATTTCAGCAAGAATTTCTGATGAAAGAATATTTGCTAATTCTGATTCTGCATCAAGACCGTGGATTGCTTTGAGGTCTTGTGCTAACTCTAAGGTGTATTCTGCTTTGAGAGCTCTTGATCTAGCTGTTACAGTTGCTTTCTCAATTGTGAATGACATTTGTGCAAATTCGTTAGATGCACCGTCACCAAGTGATTCAGCAGCAGCTGTTGTCATACCAGCACCTGTATCAGATGCATAAGTATCAGGACCAGTTGAGTCGAAAGGATCGCTCACTGGATCTGAACCAACTGGACCAGCAGTTGCACCAGCAGCTGAAGAGTAACCTGATCTTGCTTCGTTAAACAAAGCTTCAGAGTTTTGATCTCTTGTACCTGATGGTAAGTCGTTATATCTTGCTTTCATAGCAAAGATAAGACCTGTTGGACCTGTCATTGGTTGAACACCGCAAATGTCGTAAGCAACGAGATTTGGCATAGCTCTACGCACTAATGAGATCAAGATTGGATCCCAATTAGATATAGCAGCACCTGTAGAGTTTCTAGGTGCGTCTTCTGAGAGAACAGCTCTATCTTCGTTAAGAGCTTTTTCTTGGTTCTCTAGAATAACCGCTGTAACCGCTTTCTTGTAGTTATCCTCGATCTTTGGAAGATCAGAATGTTCTAGAATTGGCGACCACTTCTCTTGTAAGTTTTCTGATAAAAACATTTTACAATTTCTCCTGGTTTACCCTAATGGTTTTAATTTATTAATTGCAGATAAATACTGTTTCATTTCAGGAGTTGTGAAAGTTTCTTCGTCTGAAGAGAACTCACCAGTTCCTTCTTCTACAACAGTTTCTTCTGCGATTTTTTCAGAACCTCCAGCAGGGAAATATGCTTCTTTGATTTCAGAAATTTTCTCTTGGAAATCTTCTGCATCTTTGAAGTCTACGCCTTCTGCTAATGATTCTAGTTTCTCTTTTTGTGATTCAGTTAGGTCTTCACCTGCCTGTCTCACAATGTTACCTCTCTTGAGGGAATCTAACTCTTCAGTGATTTCCATATTCTTGGATACTTCACTGTCAAGTTTTGCTTCCATCTCATCGAGACGATTTGCGAGTTCGTCCATGACATCGTACTTGTCTTCTGGTACATCAACATAATGTTCTACGAACAATGTTTTTAGTCCTTCTATGAAGTTTTCAGTCATTTCTGATCTCAAACCTCTTTCAATTGCGAGTTCGTTTTCTTTCGTCCACTCTTCTGCACAATATGATAGATACTTATCTACAGCTTCTGATAAATCAGCTTTGACTTGCTCTACTGAGGTTTTTAATTCTTCTGAATACTGAGACTCTAACTCTTCTTTAATCTCTGCAACTTTTGAAGTCACAGCAGCTTTAAAGATAGTTCTTGCTTTCTCAGCGTTCTCTTCTGATAATTCGAGTGCTTCTGAGATTGCATTAAGGTCGTCTTCTAGTTCAATCTCAACTAATGAAGATTCTACTTCGGAAGATTCTGTTGATTCTTCAACTTCTTCTTTTTTTACTTCCTCTTCTTCCTCTTCTTCGCCTTTTTTCATCCAACCTTCTGCGAACTTAGCAACATCTGCTTCGTCCATAGATTTTAAAGTTTCTACGATTTTTCTGGCGACTTCTGCTTTTGTCAAGGATTCGTCAACTTCTTCTTCTGAAATTTCACCAAAAGATTTTTGAAGTTCCTCTTTTGTCATATCCTTCATAGTGTTGACGACAGCCTTGATGGATTCCATTTTAGAAAGTTTAACTTCATCTGAATCTTCATCTTCTTTTAACTTTTCGCCTTTCTCAGCAGGTGCAGCTTGTTTGTTAACTGCATCTTTGACAGGCTTAGTTTCGTCTTCAGCTTTATGAATAGCATCGACTGCTTTGTCAACAGGATTTTCCTCAGGTTTGACGACAGGAGCTTTGCCAGAATCTATTGATTCTGCATCACTCGAACCTTGTTTTGGAGCTACTTTGTCACCTTTTTCAGCTTTAGAATCAGGTTGCTGTGCTTCAGCAACTACTTCTTCTGTAGCTTCTAGGTTATTTTCTAACTCTGCCATATTTTTCTCCTGTTTGAGTTTTCTCTTTTTATTTATATGTTAAAGGGTCTCAACGAACCTTTTCCATAGTTCTAATTTCTTTTCCTGAAGGTTTTTACTACGAGTTTCAGACAATTCTTGTCTCATTTTCTCTATAGTTTATGCTTTCAATATACCATTTTCATAGATCCACTCTACTCCTTCCATGATTCCTTCAACGAAGGCCTCTGGAGCAGACGGATCTGCAACGATATCAGCGGCTGTTGCCAACTGAAAATCGCCTTTCACATATTGGGCACCACCTTTCTGTTCTAGTGAACCTAGACCTCTAGATGATACACCAAGTTTTGCACCGTCATTGATCAGATTTCTTACGATCTGTCCGTTTGGTGTACTTAAAATCTTTGCTCTTCCCACATAGTTATTGTTGTCTTCTTCTAATGATGTTATGAGGTGGGAAACTCTGTCTAAATTGATTGTTGGTCCTTCTGGATGACCTAATTCTCCGAATGCTCTTTTCTTATCAATGAATTGTTCTCTGTAACGATTTACTTCTTTCTCCATGATGTCTTTTGGATAGACACGACCATTTCTATTTTTGATCTCTGACTGCATGAAGATACCTTCGATAAAGTATTCTTTCTCACCTTTCTCGTTTTGTTCTACAATAACTGGTGAAACTTCGTAGTCGTTAAATTCAGATATTAGTTTCATTGAATAACTCCTTAAATTCTTCAAATGAGAAATCTTCTCCCATTTGTAACAATACTGCTTTGATATTTTTCATTTCTTTTTCAGCAGTTTTTAAATCTTTATATGTTTCACCTGTATCCATACCGTCAATATGAACATGAACATCTCTACCCTTTTGAGAGTAGACTATTTCAAACTTTTTAGAACCTGCTTTCTCCATAGATCGCTTTAGTTCTTTGTGACCAGAAGGCAATTTAAGTTTTGCCTCTACTAGTTCTCTACTGATCTGTTGAAATGTTTTCATCTTCCTGTTCTTTGTTCATCCAATCTGTTGACATTTCGACTCTTTTCATGTCTACTGTATCAGCAGCTGCTTTATGTAGACCTTGAAAGATTGTTTCTTTCGCATCACTAAACTCTTTGTTAGCAATTTGATCTACTATTTGTTTACTTATATCACTCATGGTTTACTCCTAAAATCCACCAAATTCATCTTCTTCTTCACCGCCACCCTCTTCTTTTTCTTTTGCGATTTGGGCATCGATAATTTTCATTTCATCTTCAGTTTGTCTTAAGACATACTTTCTAATAAATTCATGAGAGTAATATTTACCGACTAAATCACCAATAGCATTCACGGTGTCTAATCTTTCTCTCAATATTTCTGCATCTTTCAACTCTGTAAAGTGGTTGTCAGTTGCAAATTGGAATTGTAAGAAGTCTTTAAACTCATCAAACTCTTCGCCTGATACAATTCCTTTGAGTACTAGTTGAGTTCTTAATATGTCAACAAATACTCTGGCAAATTTCTTTTGAAGTCTATTAGTAAATTTATTAAACTTCAATTCGTCTCTAGTGATTTCAGAAGAACGACCCATATTGAATCCGTTTTCTGACTCCATTCGAGACATTGGTACATTCAATGCTTGATATAGTTTCTTCTTAAAGTATTCTATATCGTCTATCTCTGCAAGGTTTTGCCCACCTG